AAGATGTTACGGTATGTGCTATCTTAAAAATAGACGTTCTGGTTTTTCTTTTATGTCATCTGCAGAAACAACGCATCAAGCAACTATGTCTAGTGATGCTCGATTTGGTATATTATCAAAGTCGGGAGCGGATGCAAAAAAAATGTTTACTGATAAAGTTGTGCCTATATCTATAAATTACCCGTTTTTCTTTAAGCCTATACAAGATGGTATGGATAGACCTAAAACGGAATTAGCATATAGAATACCAGCCAGTAAATTAACGCGTAGAAAGCTTGATTCAAATGAACAGCCGAAAGAGCTTGTAGGGTTAGATACAACTATTGACTGGAAAAACACTGGAGATAACAGCTATGATGGTGAAAAATTAAAGCTACTAGTGCACGATGAAAGCGGTAAGTGGGAAAAACCAGATAATATCTTAAATAACTGGCGAGTAACAAAAACTTGTTTACGACTCGGTAGTAAGGTTATTGGTAAGTGTATGATGGGTTCAACATCTAACGCTCTAGAAAAAGGTGGTGGTAATTTTAAAAAGATATATGAAGACTCAGACGTCACAAAAAGAAATCGCAATGGACAGACTCGCTCAGGATTATATTCATTGTTCATATCTATGGAATGGAATTACGAAGGATACATCGATTCTTTTGGAGCACCAGTATTTGACACTCCAAGAGAACCAGTTAAAGGAGTTGACGGAGAATTAATACATATAGGTGTTATAGAGCACTGGGAAAACGAAGCAGATGGTTTAAAAGACGATCAAGATGGATTAAATGAATTCTATCGTCAATTCCCAAGAACAGAAAAGCACGCGTTTAGAGACGAGGCTAAACAGTCTATATTTAATCTTACTAAAATATACGAGCAAGTAGATTACAACGAAGACTTAAGAAATACCGCTGTAGTAACTACGGGTAGTTTTCAATGGGAGAATGGAATAAAAGACTCTAGGGTTATTTTTTACCCTAACAAAGATGGAAGATTTAAAATATCTTGGGTACCTCCGAAAAACCTACAAAACCGAGTAATAATAAAGAATGGAGTTAAATATCCAGGTAACGAGCACATGGGTGCTTTTGGCTGTGATAGTTACGATATATCAGGAACAGTAGATGGAAAAGGTTCTAACGGAGCTTTACACGGGCTTACTAAATTTAGTATGGAAGACGCTCCTGCTAACTGTTTCTTTTTAGAGTATATATCTAGACCTCAAACCGCAGAAATGTTTTTTGAAGATGTTTTAATGGCTTGCGTGTTTTACGGTATGCCACTATTAGCTGAAAATAACAAACCTAGATTGTTATACCATTTTAAAAGAAGAGGTTATAGAGGTTACTCTATGAACAGACCCGATAAGGTATGGAATAAGCTATCTATAACAGAAAAAGAAATTGGTGGAATACCAAACTCAAGTGAAGATATAAAACAAGCACACGCTGCCGCAATTGAATCTTATATAGAAGCTCACGTTGGTTTTACAGGTGAAGGATACGGTAATATGTATATGCAACGCACTTTAGAAGACTGGGCTAAATTTAATATAAATAATAGAACAAAGCATGATGCATCTATTAGTTCAGGGTTNGCTATTATGGCTTGCAATAAAAATAGATACACGCCNGTTCATAAAAAAGAAAAAAACACATTAAACATTAGTATCGCTAGGTATTCTAATAACGGTACGACCTCAAAAATAATAAGATAATATGGCTGAAGCAGTTATAAATAATTTTTTCCCTAGTCAAGTTGTTAGCGACTTAGAAAAGGCGTCTAACGAATACGGGCTTAAAGTAGGTAAAGCTATAGAGCACGAGTGGTTTAATAATAATACTAACGATACTAGGTTTGCTTCTAACCAAAGAGCTTTTCATAATAGAAGACTTTACGCGAGAGGAGAACAGTCTGTTCAAAAATACAAAGATGAACTTTCTATTAACGGTGATTTATCTTACTTAAATCTAGACTGGACACCTGTACCTATTATCCCTAAGTTTGTAGACATCGTCGTAAACGGTATTTCTGAAAGATCATTCAGTATTAAGGCTCAATCTCAAGATCCATACGGTATGAGTAAAAGAACCGCTTATATGGAATCTGTTTTAGGAGACATGCTTACTAGAGAGTTAAATGATTTTGCTGCTGAGGAATTTGGTGTTGATTTGTATGAAAACGACAAAGAAACTTTACCAGACTCTCAAGAAGAGTTAGATTTACACATGCAGCTAACATATAAGCAGCAAGTAGAGATTGCGGAAGAGCAAGCGTTAAAAGTTTTATTAGATAGTAATAAATACGATTTAGTTAAGAAAAGAGCTAACAGAGATTTAACGGTGCTAGGTATAGGGTGTGTTAAGAATACGTTTAATAAGTCAGAAGGAGTAAAAGTACAGTATGTAGATCCTGCTGATATGTATATTCTTATACAGAGTCTCCTTATTTTGAAGACCTTTATTATATAGGTGAAGTAAAAACAATACCTGTTAATGAACTTAAAAAAGAATTTCCTGATTTAACTAATGAGGAATTAAAAGAAATATTAGTTAAGAGTACTAAAGCTACAAATGGATACGGTCCAAATACAGCTAATACCAGCAACTTGGATACTAATTCTGTACAGATCTTATATTTTAACTATAAGACGTATATGAATGAAGTATATAAAATTAAAACAACAGCTACAGGAGCTAACAAAGCTATTCAGAAAGATGATACTTTTAATCCTCCTAAAAACGAAGACGCTGAGTTTGAAAAACTTTCAAGATCAATAGAGGTATTGTACGAAGGAGCGTTAGTGTTAGGTACTAAAAAATTATTAAAGTGGGAAGTTGCTAAGAATATGTTACGTCCTAAGAGCGATAGTTCAAAAGTAAAAATGAACTACAATATAGTTGCTCCTAGAATGTACAAAGGAAAAATTGAATCGTTAGTAAGCAGGATAACTGGTTTTGCTGATATGATTCAATTAACTCATTTAAAACTACAACAAGTGCTATCTAGAATGGTACCTGACGGAGTTTATTTAGACGCTGACGGTTTAGCAGAGGTTGATTTAGGTAATGGTACAAACTATAATCCTCAAGAAGCTCTTAATATGTTTTTTCAAACAGGTTCTGTTATTGGAAGATCATTTACTTCGGAAGGAGATAGAAACCCAGGTAAAGTACCTATTCAAGAAATAACTTCAGGTAGTGGAGGTAATAAGCTTAGCGCTTTAATTAATACATACAACTACTACTTGCAAATGATAAGAGATGTAACGGGCTTGAACGAAGCTAGAGACGGTTCTACACCAGACAGCAATGCGCTTGTAGGTGTTCAAAAACTAGCCGCAGCTAACTCAAATACCGCTACTAGGCATATATTACAATCTAGTTTACATCTTTCTAAAGAAACTGCAGAAAGTCTTTCTTTAAGAATATCTGACATATTAGAGTACTCAGATTCTAAAGAAGCTTTTATACAAAAAATCGGCGGTCACAACGTTGCTGTTTTAGAAGAAATCAAAGAATTACATCTATATGACTTTGGTATTTATATAGAGCTTTCACCAGACGAAGAAGAAAAAGCTATATTAGAAAACAATATTCAGCAAGCGTTATCTAGACAAAGCATTGATTTAGAAGACGCTATAGATTTACGTGAGATTAAAAACATTAAGTTAGCTAACCAGTTACTTAAAATACGACGTAAAAAGAAGGGAGAAAGAGATCAGTTGATGCAACAACAAAACATTCAAGCGCAGGCTCAAGCTAATGCTCAAGCACAACAAGTAGCAGCGCAAACAGCTGTACAAAAAGAACAAGCTGTAGCTCAAACTAAAATACAGGTTGAAGAAGCTAAAGCCGGTTTTGAAATGCANCAAATGCAACAACAAGCCGCTATAAAAATGCAGCTAATGGAAAAAGAGTTTCAATTTAACTTAGAGCTAGCAAGAGTAAACGCTGGAGCTAAAAAAGAAGTTGACAAAGAAAAAGAAGATCGTAAAGACGAAAGAACTAAAATTCAAGCAACTCAACAAAGTGAGTTAATCAATCAAAGACAAAACAATGCAATGCCTAAAAGTTTTGAATCATCTGGATTCGACAATTTAGGAGGGTTCGGACTAGAACAGTTTGATCCTAAGTAAAGAGTATTTATTAATTTATATTATATTATATCATGTCAAACGTAACAAAAGTAAACTTAGGTAAGCCTGCGGCTGCGCCTTCTGAGGAAAGCGAAGTATATAAGGTAGACTTATCAAAACCTGTAGAAACAGAAGCTACAGAAGAAAAAGAAGCAGAAGAAACAAATTCCGAAACTACAGAAGAAGTAGTAGCAGAGGAAACCTCTAACGAAGAAGAATCTAGCGAAGAGCAGCAAGAAGAAGTTGTTTTAGAAGAAGTAACTGAAGAAGAAGAGGAAGTNGAGCAAGAACAACAAGAAGAAAAAGAANTTGTTGCTNTTGCAAGCGAACCTAAAGAAGAAAAAAACTTACCAGAAGGAATTGAAAAACTAATTTCTTTTATGGAGGAAACAGGAGGTTCTTTAGATGACTACGCTAAACTAAATGCTGATTACTCAAACTTTAGTGATGACGCACTATTAAAAGAATACTATCAGGCTACAAAACCTCATTTAGACAAAGAAGAAGTTAATTTCCTAATTGAAGACACTTTTGAATATGACGAGGACATTGACGAAGACAGAGAAATTAAAAGAAAAAAAGTAGCAAAAAAAGAAGCTTTAGCAAAAGCTAAAAGACATCTAGACGGTTTAAAAAACCAGTATTATACTGAGTTAAAAGCAGGCTCTAGACTAACACCAGACCAAAAGAAAGCTGTTGATTTTTTCAACAGATATAATAAAGAAAACGAAGAGAACGCTAAAGTAGCTGAACAACAAACGTCTACATTTTTAAATAAGACTAATAGTCTTTTTTCTGAAAAATTCAAAGGTTTTGAATATAATATTGGAGAAAAGAAATTTAGGTTTAATGTAAAAGATGCAGGTGCGGTTAAAGAATCTCAAAGTGATATTAACAATTTTATCGGAAAGTTTCTTGATAATAATGGTAATATGAAAGACGCTAAGGGATATCACAAATCACTGTTTACAGCAACCAACGCCGATGCTATCGCTAATCATTTTTACGAGCAAGGTAAAGCAGATGCTTTGAAAACAAGTATAGCTAAATCTAAAAACATTGATATGGGTGCAAGGAGTAGCTCTCCTGAAACTAATATTAATGGTTTAAAAGTTAAAGTTTTAAGTGATAACAGTTCTTCGAAACTATCAATTAAAAAAAAGTAATTAAACATTAAAAACAAAAATTATGGCATTCAATCAATTTGGAGTAAGTGCATCTCCGATCAAAACACCTACAGCTGGGAATTATTTAGATTTTCAATCATCAACAGGTGCTAATTTTGCACAACAATACATGCCTGAGCTTTACGAAGCTGAGATAGAACGTTACGGAAACAGAACTCTTTCTGGATTCTTAGGTATGGTAGGAGCAGAGGAGTCTATGACTTCTGATCAAGTAATATGGTCTGAACAAAACAGATTACACATTTCTTACACTTCAGACACTGTTGTAGGAGATGTAGTAACACTTTCAGAAGGGCACGTTATCGTACCTAATATGACTGTAGTAGTAAAAGGATCTGTAGGGGTAGTTAAAGCTATCGTTATTGGCGTAGCAGGAAACGATATTACTCTAGGGTCTTATAATACTACTGGAACTATTCAAACAGACGCGGGAGCATCAATATCTTTGTTCGTATACGGTTCTGAATTCGCAAAAGGAACAGCTGGATCAACATCTAACATTACTCCAGATTTTACTTCTTTCTCTAACACACCTATTATCATTAAAGACAAATACGCTATCAATGGTTCTGACACAGCTCAGATCGGATGGGTTGAAGTTGCTGATGAGTCTGGTACTTCTGGATACTTGTGGTATTTGAAAGCAGAAGGAGAAACTCGTTTGAGATTTCAAGATTATTTAGAAATGGCAATGGTAGAAGGAGAAAAAGCAAAAGCTAATTCTGCTGCATTAACTGCTGGTAACAAAGGAACTGAAGGTTTATTTGCTGCTATCGAAAACAGAGGAAATGTTTCTAGTCAATTTGGTGGTACTTTACCAGAATTTGATGTGATCCTTAAGGGATTAGATAAAGAAGGAGCTATCGAAGAAAACATGCTTTTCATCAACAGACAAACTTCTTTGGATTTTGACGATATGCTAGCGGCTGTAAACTCTGATTACCAGGGAGGTACTTCTTACGGGGTATTTAATAATGACTCTGATATGGCATTAAACCTTGGATTCTCAGGTTTCCGTAGAGGGTCTTATGACTTCTACAAGACTGATTGGAAATATCTAAACGATTCTACTACTCGTGGACTAATTAATGATATAGACGGGGTAATTATTCCTGCTGGAACTTCTAGCGTTTATGACCAAAACTTAGGTTCTAACATTAGAAGACCATTCTTGCATGTTCGTTACCGTTCTTCACAAGCTGATGATAGAAGATTGAAATCTTGGATCACAGGTTCTGTAGGAGCAGCTACTAGCGATGTAGATGAGATGGCAGTACATTTCTTGTCTGAAAGATGTTTGTGTGTTCAAGGAGCAAACAACTTCGTATTATTGAAAGCTTAATCATAAGCAAATTATTGTAAATTTTACCCTCGTTGTATATACGGGGGTAATCTTTACTCTTTTTAAATTATTTAATTATATTATATTATGTCAACAAAAAAAGCGCCTGCAAAAACTCAGGCAAACGCAAAATCAACATGGGAAATTAAAGATAGAACATACTTTTTAAAAGGTAATCTTTCCCCAATAAGATATTCAATTCCATCTAAACACAACAGAAGATACCCGTTATTATGGTTCGACGAACAAACAGGTATTCAAAAAGAACTTAGATATGCTACAAATCAAAATAGTGTATTTTTAGAAAACCAAAAAGGAGAAGCTACTCTAGGACACATTATATTTGAAAACGGTACTTTGTTTGTACCTAAAGAAAAGCAAAACCTTCAAAAATTACTGTCTCTATATCACCCTTACCTTAATAAAAAATATCAAGAGTTTGATGCGGTATTAGAAGCAGAAGATGAATTAGATGAATTAGAAATTCAACTAGACGCAATGACGGCAGCTCGAAACATTGATATAGATCAAGCTGAAGCAATTTTACGCGTTGAGGTTGGTTCTAAGGTATCTGAGATGAGTTCTAAGGAGCTTAAAAGAGATTTACTTATATTCTCTAGAAACAATCCTAAACTATTCTTAGAGCTAGCTAATGATGAAAACGTACAGTTAAGAAATTTTGCAATTAAAGCCACTGAAGCAAACATTATTAAATTGTCTCAAGACCAAAGAGATTTTAAATGGGCTACAAATGGTAAAAAATTAATGACTGTTCCTTTCGATGAAAACCCATACTCAGCTATGGCTGCATTCTTCAAAACTGATGAAGGTGTAGAAGTTTATAAATCTATAGAGAAAAAAATCGGATAACACGTAATATAAAATAATAGGGGATGTTACCGCGTCCCCTATATATTACATTAAAAAACAAAATATGGCAGTAAGTATAAACACCGTATACCAACGGGTATTAGCAATTCTAAATAAAGAACAAAGAGGATATATAACTCCTGTTGAGTTTAACCTACTTGCCAACCAAGCTCAGATGTCAATATTTGAGCAATATTTTTATGATATTAATCAGTTTGCTAGAATACCAGGTAATGATACTGAGTACTCTGACATGCTTGATAACTTAAACGAAAAAATAGAAATATTTGAAACTTCAGCTCAAGTAGCACATAATAACCAAACATTTTCTCTTAATCCTAAGCCTTACAAGTTAGGATCTATGTTTAGTACAACAACTACTGACAACGTCAACTACTATCCTAGTATTGAATTAGAAAAACTTACACCAAAAGAATATAGACGTATAGCATTATCACCTATAACAAAACCTAGCAGTGACTTTCCTGTAGTTGTAATTAACGGCAACAACTTTAAAGTTTACGGACTAGGCACTGTTCCTGCGGGTTATGTAGTAGAATATAATTATATTCAAAAACCTGCTACTGTTAACTGGGGCTATACTACTGTTTTAGGAGAAGCTCTATACAACCAATCTACATCAGTAGACTTTGAATTACATTCAACGGAAGAAACAAAATTAGTTATAAAAATACTAGAATTAGCTGGATTGGTGATACAAGACGTGGGAACTTATCAAGTTGCTGACGCAGAAGAGAAACAAAAAATTCAACAAGAAAAATCATAATAAATGGGACTATTAGAAGGCACATCAAGACAGGACTATTACGAAGGCGATGATCACGGAGCCTATCAGTTCATTTCTTTAAAAGACATAGTAAATAACTTTTTAGTTGCTTACGTTGGTCAAGATAAAGTTATATCAAAAGCTAGTAGATCAGATATTATATTTCACGCTAANCGNACAATTCAAGAACTTTCTTTNGATACATTTAATACNCAAAAATCNNTNGAAGTAGAAGTTGGTCCTAACCTTGCTATAGTATTCCCTCAGGATTACGTAGACTATTCTAAAATAGCTTGGGTTGACGGCTATGGAGTAGAAAGAGTTATGCAACCTGCTTACAAATCAGGAGCACCTAAAGCGGCTTCACAAGATAGTGATTTTCAATTTGTATATGATAATGAAGGAGACTTCATAAACACTAGTTCTATCACAGAACAAAACTTCAACAATGCTAAAACCACCAACAAAGGAGAATATTCTGGAAACAGCGGAGTTAGAGCAGAGAATACATCAGGAGAACGATATGGATTAGACCCTATGGTATCTCAAGTAAATGGTGTTTTTGTAATAAATAAACTTGAATCAAGGTTTCAATTTACTTCGGATATGGTAGGTAAGATTGTTACTATTCATTATGTATCTGACGGTCTTGCTAGAGACGAAGATACGGTTGTACACAAGTTTGCTGAAAAAGCAATGTATGACAATATATTATTTTCAATTGTTTCTACGAGATCAAACATACCAGAATATGTTGTGCGTAGATACCAAAAAGCTAAGTTCGCTTCTACAAGAACTGCTAAATTAAGATTATCTAAATTAAACACAGAAGAGCTTGCTCAAGTAATGAGAGGTAAGTCTAAGCAAATAAAACATTAATACATGCCAGAATTAATTCGTAATTTCATAGACGGTAAAATGAACAAAGATCTTGATGAAAGACTTGTTCCTGANGGNCAATACAGAGACGCNTTAAACTTAGAAGTATCTTCTTCTGAGGGTAGCAATATAGGTGCATTACAAACTATACTAGGTAATACGCAGGTTCAAGACTTATCAAGTCACCTTACAGATGCTGTCTGTATTGGTTCAGTAGCTTCTAATGAAGCTGGAAAAATATACTGGTTTATAGCCTCAACTAGTAAAGATATTATAGCGGAGTCAGACGGCTCTACTATAACTCCTGTAATAGTAGATACTGGATTTAATTTAAAATTTAATGCTAATAATTTAATAACCGGTGTTAGCTATTTAGATGGTGTATTGTACTTTACAGATGACTCTAGAGAACCTAAGCAAGTTAATGTAGATTACTGGAAATCAAAAACAAGTGGATGGAGTAATACTTCAGAAGGATTGTCCGAGGATAGAATATCGCTTTATAAAAAAGCTCCTTTAAATGCTCCAGTGTTTGAATCTTTAGACCAAAGTTTACGTGGAGGAAATGGGACACACGGAGGTAATGAAGTGTACAAAAGCATGCCTATCTCCGACGGTCTTTCAATAGGCGAGACTATGAATACTTATTGGGCTGATGGCTTTTATGAAGATGATG